TACTCCTCGCTGATCATGATCCATCCCATTGGGAAATGTCGTGTGCAGAGTGGAATGACACAAGGATTGAAATACTGAGCGATCAGTATCACACTCCTGATGCTAAAGAGTATCTTATAGATTTCTTTTATAGCAAAGTATCAGAAGAAAATTGCAAACCCTATGTTATTGGACGCAAGTAAGTCGCGGAACGGAGCGTTCATCCCATGATTCCTATTTTATTAGCAACTGCTGTAACATGTGCAGACATTGATGAGTTAGTTCTTAGAGCAAGAAACTATCCAGACATCGATGAAATTGCACGACAAGACATTATTGATTTGTATCAAAATGATCTTGCCAAAAGTGTTGGTATAGAATGCGAATGGGACGCAAACGGCTAAAGGAACGGACTTAAAAAACCCAATTACTTTAGGAGTAACAACAATGACTATTATTACTTACCGTGGTGTTCAGTACAATGCTGAAAACTACAAGGCAAAAGTTCTTGCCGAGCAAGAGCAAAACAGAAATTTTGACTTAATGTATCGTGGCATTAAAGTCGAACGCAAGTTTGCCTCACAATCATAATCGTTTAGGAAATTAAAATGTTAACGATCTGAGAAAGATCACATCTTAATATCAACACTAAAACCCTTGTCTTTGACAGGGGTCTTTTTTATGCTATAATAAATACGTTTAAGTATAACTGGAGAGTCATGAAAATTTTTCTGGACTGCTCTGATCCTGATTTAATCAAAGATGCATTTGATACAGGATTAATCGATGGAGTAACTACTAACCCTTCACTGATGTTGAAGGCAGGTAAGAACCCTCGTGATGTAATCACAGACATCTCATCCATATTTCCATGGGATGCTTCTATATCTGCTGAAGTAGTAGGTGATACTGCTGAAGAGATGTTAGAAATGGCAGAGGATTACATTGACATAGGACCAAACATAACAATCAAAGTTCCATGCACCTTTGAAGGATTAAAAGCATGTAAGCAACTAACTACTGATGAGATAAACGTAAACGTAACTCTTGTATTTGATACAGCACAGGCAATACTTGCTGCCAAAGCAGGAGCAACATACGTTTCACCCTTTGTAGGAAGAGTATTCGATCAATCATTTGATGGGTTCGGAGTTATTGAAGAGATAGCAGATGTGTTTGCAACACACCAAGCACCAACTCAGGTTCTTGCTGCTTCAATTAGAGATGTATATCAAGTTTCTAAATCATTTAAAGTAGGTGCAGACATCTGTACTATACCTCTTACAATATTCCATAAGATGTATAGACATATCTTAACGGATAAAGGATTGGAACTTTTTGATAAAGACTGGAAGGAACTGCAAGAGAAACTCAAATGAAAAAGAAAACTCTAAAAACACTCATTCATGATTTAGAGATTGCATTGAATGAGTTAAAGTCTGAGGTCTATTCTGATGCTACTGCTTACAATATAAGTAGTGATAGTGATATACACACATCCTATCGTGACATCAACGACGAAGAAGCACTCTGCGATTGACTATGAAAATCCCTGGTTATATAAAGGCACAGCTTTTACTACTGACGATATTGACGATAAGTTCGGTTTCGTCTACAGGATTACAAATCTTCAAACTGAAAAAGCCTATATTGGAAGAAAGTATTTCTATGCCTTTAGAACTCCAAAGGGAAAGAAGCGAAAGGTCAAACAAGAATCAGACTGGAAAAAGTATTATGGATCTTGCCCAGAATTAAAAGAAGATATTAAACTGTATAGTAAAGAACAGTTTAAAAGAGAGATATTATCGCTACATATTACGAAGGGTCAATGCAATTATGAGGAGACCCGACAATTATTTTACTACAATGTACTTACGGAGGCTAATGAAGATGGCACACCTGCATTCTACAACTCAAATATTCTTGGTAGGTACATGCGTAAAGACTACTTTAATGCTTGACATAACCTGATCTCAGCAGTATACTTTGGATCAGTAATATGGAATCCTCCATGAGTAGTCTCTACGTTGACGCAGAAGCAACCGTAGAAGAGTATATTTTAGACATCTTAATAGATCAATTACACGAACTCGCAGAGCTCGTGGAGGATGATGGTTCGACTCCTTCCTGATTCATTCCCTTCGGGGATAACCCATCATAAGGTAAAAGACAATGACCACAGAACAGAAGTTTGCACCTGTTATCGATATCCTAGCGGATGCTGTTGACAGGCAGATTGTACTTGACATCCAGTATCCTTTGATTTATAATCAAGTAGTTAGATTCTACGAGGATAGGGGCATTCAACTCTATGGTGATGTAGATGAGGATTATGAAATCCTTCTTTCTAAACTTGAAAAAGACCTTTTTTATTATGACACTTGAAACTATCCTTGAGCGACATCCTTATCGCTATGTGACAGTTGGGAAACTCGACAATGGGTTTCCTGATTATCGTATTCAGAAATTTAATGAATACACTCGAAGATACAATGACATGTATCTCTTAGACAACAGCATTCAACTGGACTATGTTATAGAGGACTTTGAATATACAAAGTGGCTCGATCCTGATCCAGAGGTAGGTGCTTACGCAAAGACAACATGACCACCTTTATTATTATCGCTGCTGTGATTATCATAGCAGTTTCAATTGTACGTTACTACGACCCCCATAACTAAACATGGATACACAAGCAATGTCATCAGGAGGTGGAACAACCTCCGACATACAAGCACAAAGAGATGCTATTCCACCTCTGAAGGTGAATAAAATGAATCTTTTATCTGATGCATTTAAGGCAGAACTTAAAGAACTTATTAATGAAGTACTAGATGAGAGAGAACAGTTTCGTAACACAACTGTTACATTTCCTACTGAATCAGATTACTCCTTTGACCATTTGGCAATGAATAATCATGACATTAGCATAAATACAGTGAGTGACGATGTAATTACATTCCTCTAGTCTTCGCCAATAGACTTTAAACTAGATGGTTTTCAGCGAGACCGATGCCATAAGTCTTGTAATAGCAAAGACTCTGCCAGAAATGGTGGGGTCTTTCTTATATGAAGCATAAGTTTTCCTTATAGACCGAACCCCTTGACAAATGTAAAGATATTATATATAATTGTAACAGTTCTTAATAATAAGAAACAAATGACAACAGTAACAGAATCAGGTGGGAGGCAAAACATCTATAGTGTTGAACCAACACCTTACCTAGATGAATCTTACGAGGGCTACGGTCCTAATGCAGAGAAACTCAACGGTCGCCTTGCCATGCTTGGTATTGTTGCAGGTTTTATATCATACACTGCTACAGGCAGTTTTTTCTTCGGTGGAATCTTAGGATTCTAGAGATGAAAATCATTTCACAATTCACAATTACACAAAGGTACAAACTAATGACTCCAGAAGCAGAAAAGTTTAACGGTTGGATGGCAATGCTAGGTTTCGTAGCAGCAGTCGGTGCATACGCAACAACAGGACAAATCATTCCAGGCATTTTCTAAAATGAAATCAACCCCAGTTCCATTTAAAGTCGTTCCTTACATCTTTATGGTGGCATTGGGAACAAGTACATTACTCAGCACATTTACAACAACATTCGTTTAATCATGACAAACAAAACTAAAACAATCGAGAAGGAAAAGGTAGTTGCAGAAAAGCTTAACGGCAGATTAGCAATGCTCGGTATCATAGCAGGTCTAGGTGCTTACCTAACAACAGGACAAATCATACCAGGTTTCGTATAATGAAACATTGGGTATTCGCAGAAAAACTTAATGGCAGACTTGCCATGATGGGTTTCGTAGCAGCAGTAGTTAACTACGGACTGACAGGTTGGATCGCTCCAGGATTATTTTGATGGGAGTATTTGCAGATCAACAAACTTGGACATTGACTTTCCTTTTTCCATTCATGCCTGTCTTGTGTGTGTTCTTGGTTAGTTTTGTGATGCTAGGTGATTTGCCATGGGAAGACGATGATGACGACGATGATGAGGGTGGTGGAGTTATGACTCCAGTATATAATTACGTCCCTCAAGGTGCTTAATATTAACAATTTGTAATTGGTATAACACAATACAGAAGTCTAATTTACAATTAAGATAAATTGTATTGTTACTCCAATTTCTTTTATGCCTAATCCAAATGCTCTCTACGAAGATATGGAGACCCTCAATATGCTTTACGAAGAAATGATGTGGGATCCAGATGATGAACTAGAGTTCAAAGCAGACTATTCCAAAAATCAAATAGTAATAAGAATCAAAGAGGAGTAACACTCCTCTTTTTTTATACATAAATATGATGAGATCAATGAATTATTATGTCTGCAGACAAAGAGAACAACATCAAGTGGGTAGCAACACGCAAGGTAGATGGAGAGATTGAGTACCTTGTATCTCACAGCACATGGAATCCAGATAAGAGATTCGCAAAAGTATTTGATACGAAGAGTAAAGGTTCCAAGTATATGAGAGAGGTAGGATTCAAAGGAACTGTTAGGAGATATTGACGTTTTATTATTTGTGGTGTATAGTAGAAAATAAATACTATTATCACTATGTTCGCTGTTTTATCTGACGCTGCACAAGCATACAACGATATCCCTTGGGAAGATGCAGTTCCTTTTCTTATTTGTATTGTAGGAATCTACTGGATTAAAAAAGTAATTGACCTTAGGTTTGCTAAAAAGCAATCTAACATTGTATACAAAGTTAAGATAGTAGAAGGACACATAGACATAGATCATGGTGATGTAATTACACATCCAAAACAATATTAAATGACAATTAAAGCATCAGACAAATTACCTTATGATGAATGGTTTGATGACAATCCTTTAAAGGGAACAAAATATATTGAAGAACCTGTTTATGAATCATGTGAGATTTCTGTGCATAAATTGATGTATGATTTTTGCACAAGAAGTATCGCTTTGTTAGGTGGATCAGAGAATAGGTATTGATACTCAATAAGCAAACCTTATAACAATCATTAAAGAATGTTATATACTTTACCCCTTGACAAGGTTACATTTCTTCATATATAATATATACAAACGTGAGGAATTCCTCACCTTTTTTATGATCACTGCTTTCAACCGAGACCTTCGTAGGCAGTATAATACCTCGTCTCTAATACCCGTCAGTGAAGGATTGATGGGAATAAATATCGCTTCAAACCTTGGAAGCCCTATTTAAAACGTCTTATTACAATGACAACTTCAAATTTAACACGCAAACAACAAGGTGGTCTTCTACAAGGTTGGCCAGAGTTTTGCGAATGGGTAACATCTACAAACAACCGTCTCTATGTTGGTTGGTTCGGTGTACTCATGATTCCTTGTTTGCTTGCAGCAGCTACATGCTTCATTGTTGCTTTTATAGCAGCACCTCCAGTCGATATCGACGGAATTAGAGAACCTGTAGCAGGTGCTCTAATGTATGGTAACAACATCATTTCTGGTGCAGTTGTTCCATCTTCAAACGCAATCGGTTTACACTTCTACCCAATTTGGGAAGCAGCAACAATCGATGAATGGTTATACAACGGTGGTCCTTACCAACTCGTTGTCTTCCACTTCCTAATCGGAATTTCTGCCTACATGGGTAGACAGTGGGAACTATCATACAGATTAGGTATGAGACCATGGATCTGCGTTGCTTATTCAGCACCAGTATCTGCAGCATTTGCTGTATTCTTAGTATACCCATTCGGTCAGGGATCTTTTTCAGACGGAATGCCTTTAGGTATATCAGGAACGTTCAACTTCATGTTCGTGTTCCAAGCAGAACACAACATTCTAATGCATCCTTTCCACATGGCAGGAGTAGCAGGAATGTTCGGTGGTAG